GGCAGAGGCCCTGGCGGACGCCGAGGCGCGCCTGGAGTGCCTCGCGCTCATCCAGGAGTGGCTCCCCATGCGCCGCGCCGTCGCCGCGCTCTCCTCCTCCGCCGACGTGCAGAGCTACAGCATCGCCGGGCGCACGGTCACGCGCGCCTCCCTCGTCTCCGTCCGCCGCGAGGCCGACGCGCTCGCGGACCAGATCCGCGCCATGCTGGGCGACGGCGGCGGCGCAGTCGTCGCCGATCTTCGGAGGGCCTTCCTCCCATGAGCTTCTTCCGATCCATCCTCGACGCCGCGCTCGAGCAGACCGCGCGCATGTCGCTGCGCCTCATGGGCCGCGACGTCAACGCCGACGAGGACCGCCTCCTCCCGCAGTCCGACCGCGACACCACCGTGAACCGCTGCCACGACCTTCGCCGAAACAACCCCGTCGCCGCCGGCGTCTCCGAGGGCCTCGCGGACAACGTCGCCGGATCGCGTATCATCCTCCAGGCGCGGACCTCCGACCCCACCTGGAACGCCGAGGCCGAGGCGTGGTTCCGCGCCTGGGCCGGCGCCTGCGAGACCTCCGGCCGCGAGAATTTCGCCGGCGTCGTCCGCCACGCCGTCCGCGCCCGCATGTTCGACGGCGAATTGTTTTTGGTCCCGCAGCCCGACGGCCGCCTCACCCTCGTCGAGTCGCAACGCGTCCGCCCCGGCCCCGGCGGCGACGGCCTCGCCTACGACGTCGACGGCGACGGCCGCGTCACCGCCTGGCGCGTCTGCGACCGCGACCCGCGCACCGGCGAGGTCACGGACACCTCCCCCTCGCGCATGGTCCGCGACGCGTTCCACGTCGCGTGGCGCTGGCGCCCCGACCAGGTGCGCGGCTGGCCTCAGTTGGCGACCGTCGCCAACGCCATGCAGGACCTCGGCGAAATCAACGCGGCAAACCTGAAAAAATACAAAATGGGCGCGCTCGCGGCCTGGACCCTCACCGGCGGCGGCCGCCTCAAGGGCCGCACGACGCGCACCGGCCAGACCGAGGGCACGCATCCGCTGATGTCGTTCCGCGACGGCATGATCTACGAGCTGGACGAGGGCCAGCAGCTCCAGCCGTTCCAGAACACGCAGCCTGGCGGCGAGTACGCCCCGTTCGTCGAGCTCAACCTCCGCCTCATCGGCATGGCCCTCCGCCTCCCCTACGAGTTTCTGCTCATGTATTTCGGCGGCGCCACGTTCTCCGCGTCGAAGGCTGCGCTCCTCCAGGTCCAGACGACCCTCGGCAGCTGGCAGGACTGGCTCGAGGACACCCTCATCCGCCCCGTCGTCGCCTGGCGCGTCGCCAACGCGATCGCCGACGGCGAGCTCCCGCCCGCGCCCGTCGACGCCCGCGGGCGCAGCGAGTGGGACCGCTGGCAATGGCAGCGCCCCGCCGTGCTCTGGCTCGACCCGCAGGCCGCCGTCCAGGCCGAAATGCAGGAGGTCTCGATGGGCGTCCGCACCCTCGCCGAGGCCGCCGCCGAGCGCGGACGCGACCTCGAGGAGACGCTGCGCGAACGCGCCCGCGAACTCAAACTCTGCGCCACGATCGAGGCCGAGAACGGCCTCCCCGCCGGCTCCCTCTCGCGGATCCAAATACCGGGCCAGACGCCCGCGCCCGAGGAGGCTCCCAAAAACACGGAGGCCACCGAATGAGATCCCCCTTTGATTTTACACCCTATATCCCAAACGCGCGGCCGGCCGCGGGGGGCCAACAAACGCACGAGTCCCTGGTGGTTGAGTCCTCCGAATCCCCCGCGGCCGGCCTTTTTTCAAGCTTCCCGCTCTGGCGCCTCGCCCGCGAGCTTCGCGCCCGCCCCGTCGCCATCGACCCGCGCGCGTTCGCGGAGCTCGACGCCCAGCTCTCCGCCGCCATCGCCGCGCGCGTCGCCGACGCGCCCCGCCATGTTCCGCGCCTCGTCGCGCGCGACGACGGCGGCCCCCGCGTCCGCGACAAAAAGCCCGCCTACGCCGTCCGCGACGACGGCGTCGCCGTCGTGCCGCTGCGCGGCGTTTGCGGCCGGCACCTCTCCGAGTTCGCCATGGAGTGCGGCGGCTGCGACGTCGACCGCGTCCGCGAGGCCGTCGCCGCCGCCGACGACGACCCCGCCGTCCGCGCCATCGTCCTCGACGTCGACTCTCCCGGCGGCAGCGTCTGCGGCGTCTACGAGGCCGCCGCGGTCGTCCGCGGCACCCGGAAGGCGGTCGTCGCCTACGCCCCCGACCAATGCGCCTCAGCCGCGTACTGGATCGCGAGCCAGGCCGATTTCATCGTCGTCGGCCCGACGGCCGACGTCGGCTCCGTCGGCGTCTACTGCGCGCTCCTCGACAAGTCCCGCGCCTACGACGCGCGCGGCCTCCGCGTCGACATGATCGCCAGCGGCGCCAACAAAGGGGCCGGCTACCCCGGAACGACGCTCACGGACGAGCAGCGCGCCGTGCTGCAATCCCAGGTCGACTATGTCGCCTCCCTCTTCAAGGCCGCCGTGCTGCGCGGCCGCGCCGGCGACGAGCCGGACGAATCCATCCTCGACGGACGCTGCCTCGTCGGCGCTCAGGCCGTCGCCGCCAACCTCGCCGACGCCGTGGGAGACCTCTCGCTCGCCGCCTCCTACGCGCTGCGACTCGCGGGCGAAAACGAATGGAAACCATGATGAAAAGAATCATGCTCCTCGCCGCCGCCCTGGCGGCCGCCGGCATCGCCGGCATCGCGGCCGAAGGCGGCCGCTACGACGTCACGGTCGCGAACCCGACCGGCGGCGTCTCCCGCGCCATGTGCCGCGTCGGCACCGTCGCGCGCCTCGACTACAGCCTCGACGCCCCCGGCCGCCTGGACCTCGTCCGCGCCGTCGGCTCGACCGTGCTGTCAGTGACCACGATAACCAACGCCGCGGCCGCGGCCGCCGGGTCCGTGTCGGGCCTCGGCGTCGTCGGCGGCGACGACTACGTCCGCCTCACCTGCGCCACCAACGCGCAGGTGAAAATCTACATCATCACCCAGTAGGAGACACGCAATGTCCAAACGCCTGGAAAAACTCCTCGCCGCCAAACCCGAGTGCGAGGAGGACGACAACAAGCCCGCGCCCGCCGACCCCGCGCCCGCCGCGCCCGCCGACCCGCCGCCCGCGGACCCGCCGCCCGCGGACCCGCCGCCCGCGGACACGCCGCCCGCCAACACGGACGGCGACGACCCGGACGACCCCGACGACCCCGACGACGACGAGGACAAGCCCGCCACCCGAGGCGCCCTCGCCATGCTCGAGCGCCGCCTCGACGCGCTCGTCGCGGACAACTCCCGCCTCCGCGCCGAAAACGCCAAACTCGGCGAGGACGTCGGCCGACTCCGCGCCATGCTGCGCGACCCCTCCTACGCGGCCGCCGCCGCGTCTGCGACGCGCGTTCCGGCCGCGTCCGACGCCGCCCCCGCCACCCTCTCCCGCGCGCAGGCCGACGCGGCCTACGCGAAACTCAAAACCGCGCGCGAGCGCGCCGCATACCGCCAGGCGCATCGCGCGGAACTCGGCCTCCGCTAGGCCGCGAAACCTAACCCGAAACCGAAGGAATCCACCATGCCAACCACATTCACGAACCTCTCCGAGGCCCAGCTCGACGACATCGTGATCCCCGCGATCCAGTCCATGCTCCCCTACCTCAATGCCTTCTCCACGCGCACCGCGTACGACCGGGGGCTCATCCTGGGCAGCACCTACAAGGTCCCGATCATCGGCAACCTCACGCGCAAGGACAAGACCCCCGGCTCCCCCGTCGACGCCTCCGGCAGCCTGACGGGCGTAGACGTCACGGTCAACAAATTCCCGGCGGCCTCATTCGACGCCAACGAGGGCGAGATCCCCGCGAGCCTCATGGCAATCTGGTGGCCCGAGCAGATGCGCGAAGCCTGCATCGACGTCGCGCAGGATGTCGTCGACGACGCCCTCGCGCTCGTCACCGCCTCCAACTACGGATCCGGCTCCGGCGACGTCGTCACCGAGGCCCTCGCAGACTTCGACCTCAACACCCTCGGCGCCATCCGCGCCAAGGCCCGCGCCAAGCTCCAGCGCATGCGCGGCGCGTTCGTCTGCGGCCCGGACATCGCCTCCAAGCTCGTCACGATGCAGCAGATCGTCCTCGCCCTCGCCATCGCGGACGACCGCAACAGCATCGCGGACGGCAGGATCCCGGGCGGCGTCCTGGGCTACGACGCCTACGAGTACACCGCATTCCCGGACAACGACGAGAACCTCGTCGCAGCCGTCATTGGCCGCGGCGCCATCGCCATCGCGGCCGGCGCGCCCGACCAGCTCATCGAATCCGGCGAGGGCGACGTCGCCTACCGCCGTGTTTTCGAGGAGCCCGAGTCCGGTCTCCGCATCCAGTACACCGAGACCGTGCACGGCGCCGGCAAGCGCAAGGGCGAGGTCGCCATCCTCGAGGGCGTCGCCGCCGGACAGGAAGCCGTCGTCCGTCTCGTCACGGCATAGGCCGCGGCGGGCCGCTGGAGG